TTACTTTATCTCAAAGTTTGCCGTAAGCACTTCAGTCTTCATCTTCCTGTTGCCAGCCTTCGCATTTACCGAAACAGTTTGTTCAATGGCCACACAGCTCCAGTCGTTGTCTTTTGTGTACCTGGTCAACAGATCGGACGGATATGATGACAAAATAAACTTACCCTGGATGCTTGATAAAAGCTTCAACAGGGCTTCGAAGTCGTCGCGGCTATATCCATCGTAATGGCCACAATCTGAATTGAAATAAGGCGGATCACAATAAAAGAACGAGTCTTCAGTATCCCTACTGGTTATCACCCTTAACGCATCTGTGCACTCGATTTGGACGTTTTGCAAGCGGATGGCCAGGTCTTCACTAAAATCAGATCTCTTATTGCTGATCTTCTTTGTAGTGGTATTCTTTAGGCGCTCATATCCCCATGATCCGTCGAGCATAGAGCTGAACGACTGCGAAGCTGTCACCCATAGCGCCCAGGCTCTTTTCAGCTCGCTGAACATATCCGGGTTGTTATAAATTACGCTGGCCTGCCTGAACTGGTGGCGGCTATGCAGTGTGATCCTGATCTCCTTCTCCAATGAAACGAAATCAGTCTGAACAACCCGGTAAAAGTTGATCAACTCTTTATTAGTGTCATTTAACACTTCAACATTCGACTGCGGCTTTGAAAAGAAAACCGCAGCACCTCCAAGGAACGGTTCACAGTATAAGTTGTGGTCCGGTATAAGCTGGACGATCCGCTTACATAATTTTTGTTTCCCGCCATAATAACTGATCGGGGTTTTGATATTAATTTTTGTCATATTTAAACACTATTTAAAGGCATTTTAATCGCTGCTTTGCCTTCCCTTAAATAGATACAATGACTATAGTTTTTGCATTTTAAACGTGCCAATATATGGCTGCATATTATTGTGCTGGATACCTGCCGCCGACGTTCCTGGTGTACCGGTCATGTAATAAATAGGCGTTCCACCCCCGTCAGCTGGTTTATTGTGCGGGCCGTTTGCGCCTGGCACCAACCCGGCCGGCCGTGGTACTTCAGAGGAAGACAATAGATGGGTAATCTCGCCGCCCTCATCGCCTGAGCCTATAATAAGCTCCGTCCCGGTATTCGGATCAACCATACCTCCCACACCTATGAAAACACGGCATTGGGCATTGACCGTTCCATTGTTACCGTTCATTAACGCCCACCCGACAGTGTCGACCGCTATGCCGAGCCCCGTTACGTCAAACTTCGCTTTAAACGCGTTTATGTCGTCCAGCGTCGAAAATACGAATTCCTTGATCTGCCCCTTTGTAGCGGTACCAGCTATCCTGGCGTCGATGTAGGCTTCGAATGTCAGCAACGTAACGCCTATTATCAACTGTCTCGCAGGGCCACCAGCAGAATTAGCAACCACTCCTTTGATTTCAGAGTAAACGTTTTTTGTGCTGGTATCAGCGAAAACGACCGGGCCGGATGTGACAGGTGTTCCGGCGACAATAGCTTTTGATCCATCAGCGGCGATGCTGGCCGCTCCGTCAAAACGCATTACCTGGCCAGCTATGTAAACAATGCCTGGCGCAATGCTTACAGTACCATCGTGATTATCCGTCACAGCGCACCCGGCTAATACGACATCAAAGCTGACACTGCCCAAAATGGAGTTACCCATCAGGTTTAATTCATTCTGAACTGTTAACAGGTAATCCTGGTAGCGGCGGTAGCCGCCTGAAAGTGTAAGTAAATTTTTCATACTATTTCTATTGCAAAACGACGTGAGGTAAAATTGTATCTGCTTACAAAGGCAAAAATGGCCTCGTACATTGCGGTTAAACTGGAAGGAATGCGAACAATATAATCCACCTCAGCATCATATTCTCCCGCCAGGTAGTCATATTCGGCAGGCTCATGATCTTCAGATTCCAGGTAATCATACTCGTCCGGGCTTGGCTCGGTGCTTAAATAAATAAACGCCCTCGCGAGATAGTCGCCGGGGTGAATTATATCAATGGTATCATCCGCGAATTTATCACGGAGCGCCTGGCGCAGTCGGTTTACCTGGCATGTGATGGTTACATCAGCATCCATTTGCGCCTTAAAGGTTAAAAAGTCGCTATGCTTCTGAACAACGGGAGAAAGCAGCGCATTTAACCAGGCGGTCGTAACCGGCTTATTAAACAACGGCCGCAGGTAATCGCCGATCAGCTTGGGTATATTCAGGCTGTAATTCATATAGCCGATTGATAAGTAAGCGTGTCGCTCAATTGGAAATCCGGATCGATAATAAAATAGCCAGCTTCAGCCTGGTAGCTCGATACGACATTACTATACCCCGTGGTGCTCGGTTTGGCAAGCAGCTGTACAACAAATACCTGGTCGTCAATAATCTCAGGGATAGCCTGTATGGCGTCGATCATCTTATTAATGTAAAGAGTGCCGTTGAAATCAATTTGACCGAGATAGGTGGTTATAGCGGCCTCGACTAAACCTTTTATTGTCGGAAGATCTCCTTGTGCGTTATAATATATCGTCAGATAAATCTTCAGCTTGTCGGCCGGGAAACTTTGAACGACGGGATTGATACCACAGGGCCGCTGTTCATAGGCATAGCTTTGCGCCCCGGCTATCTGATCGTCGGTTAATTGCTGAGGGACGCCACCGACTAAAGAAGCGCATTTTAGCGTAGCAATACCGCCGCTTCCGCTTACCGAGCATAGATTAATTACCTGCTTGGTTGGGTCTATCGCCGCATATTGGAACACATTATTGATAAACTGCAACAAATCGCCATGTTGATAGGCAAGCATAGTTTGCTGCCACCATGGATCTGTGCCGAATTGTTTTTGCTCCACTACGGTTTCAATGGCCGCCTGGTAATCATCTTGCTGGCGTTGATATAAATTCAATATAAAAGCAATGCATGACCGATATATTTTATAAAGGGCAATATTGCTGGTACTGTTCAGATTAACAAGCTCGGGCGCTGCTGTGATCTGTGCGTCGATCTCGTCTTCTATTTCTTGAATTGTGTCTGCCATTATCGTGTTCCGTCAGCGTTAAAATCAATCGATGAATTAATAACTATTTTAGTGCTTGTGCAGCCATCCGCTTGCAACTGCAATTGTATATCCTGTTTTAAAGTGTCCGATTCTTTCAGTCCGAATCGGCTCTTTAGCCTCGTAAATATCCCGACACCGGTAATCGGACTGCGGCGGATCAGGCCGGGGTTGGCAATAATTACAGCCTGGTTATGCTGATCATCGGAAGGCCCGATAAACAGGTCGCCATCCTGAATCAGGGTATCCATGTTTTCGTCTAATAAAAAATCCTGTACCATCAGTGTAATATATTTGTGTCCTCTAATTCCGAGCTCTTGGTTAAAGGCGATATACTGTCCGGTGCGGCGGTGCCCGTGATACCGCTTACGCCAGTCCCAACTGTGACACCCAAATGTGTGTGCACCTTGAACGCTGCGATATGGGCATTTACCGTTTTTTCAAGGCTATTAATCTTTTGCACCAGCGGGACCAAATTCACCAGGCCTTTATTGTTGCCGCCGTTCATAGTGATATTTTGTGCGTCGACCGTTACGTTCCCATCCCCTGACGCTGTTATTTTAACTTGCTTGGCAATCAAAATGACCACACTCTCATAGCGCGAAGCTTTGATTAAAAAGGTGTCCAGAGGATCATTATTCATTAGCCCTATAATTGCATAACAGCCCTCTTCCGGATACCTCACAACTTCAGACCTGCTGCCGTCCACATTCTCCAGCGCCTCGAGCTTTACATCTAAAAAGTCGGCTCCGCCATCCAACGGTGTAAATACACAGGTGTCTGCGTCCTTATCGACGGTTTTGATATTCCCCTGAACCAGCGTAATAACCTGGTCGTCCGTCATGGTTCGTATCGATGTTTTTATAGACGTCATACGGCTTTCCTCCCTGGTTCAATGACGCGCCTATAACCATCATTTCCATACTGCACAGTTGTCTTGTCAATAAAATATCTCCCTTCAGTATCCGGATAGAGCCTGTTGATATAGTGATCAATGTCGCCGTGCCTGCAAAAAGGCACTCCAAACGCTTTTAAGGTACCTTTGTAGCCGCCGATTTTATACTTTTTAATTTCATTATCAACCACACGTTGGAGTTGCTCTTTGGTGAAATTGTGAAACGGTGGTAGTGTTATCACATCGCCATCAAACTTCTTGCTTTTACCGGCTGTATTGTATTCCTCTCCACCGGCATCAGTGTTCGTGTATTCTATTGTCTTGCCCCCTGGTAAAATTGAAATCCCTTTTACCCGAACCTTATAGTCTTCAGGTACCCGGTATTCAAGGTCGATGCCGTCTTCAGGCACATTCCTTTGGAAATGATGAATCACTTCGTTTTTCAATGCGAGATCATAAGCAAAGCCGACGTGCAGCACCTGGTCCTGGAAATAACTTACCAGGCCATATTGCTCCTTCAGGCGTGCTAACACCTTAGCAGCAGTGCAGCGGTCAATCCGGTAGGCCGGGATCACCAGGTCGATAACGCTGGCGCTGCCCGGATAGATAAAAGCGATCAGGTCCTTCAGGGCGATATTTTTGAACGAGCCGGTGAATGATGTTTGCTTCAGCTGCCACATCTGATCCTCGCAAAAGATCGTAAACGGTGTTTTCGTGTCCAGCCTGGCCACATAGCCAACAAACTCCTGGTTCATTACGCCGTTATAGCCCATGCGGATCGAAACGGTGCTCCCCCGCTTTATGATGGTATTTATGTCGCCGTTCAGTATCCGGATATTCCTGGGCATAACGATCTTGGCGGTATCCGTCAACGCCTTCCATGAGCTTTCCACCTCGGCATAATTAACGCGGGTGATCACCAGGTTTTTGCCGGTGACAACATCTGTAATAATTATTTCTATCGAGGGGATAAACATACTGATTAACCGTTTAATACATCCAGCAGCTGCGCCTTAACCAAAATGGTCATCTGCTCATTGCTTTCGATTAGATTTTTCAGTGTTGAGGTGTCGGATTTGTCGAGGCTAATGTCTTCGCCTTTGTAAATAGCCATTGCCCATGCAAGCAATTTTAAAGCGTCCCCTTTATTTTGCTGAGCGATTTGCGGCGCAAGAACACTGCCTAATGTCACAGCCTTGTCGAGCTGGATTACAGGCTCGCCGTCTAATCCTATTAGCGGCTTGCTGAAGTTGATTGTTGTTAAGTCCATTCTTTTATTGTTTTTAATTTAAATAAGCAATTTAAGCGGCTACGCGCCAGTTTGTTCCATTGTAGTAGGCCAACACGTGATTGCTGCCGCCGCCTGTTATCGTCGCGCCCCATGTGTTGGTACTGCTATCGGTAACCGGCACCATCATACCCTCGCTGGGTGTCGCCGGAAGCGATGCAAAAGCCACGGGCGTCCCTTTGAAATAGGAGGCGGCAATATTTCCTATCGTTACTATATGTCCATCGCCGTAGAATGAGGTACATAGAATTCCCGCATAGCTACTTAGCTCCAAAACCTTGTTGGTTGCGCTCCCGCCCCATATAAATACGCCCTGTCCGCTTGCATGCGGGTTTTGCACGCTAAATAGCCATCCGGCCTCCCCTATCGCGTTGCCGATCTCTAATGTACCGTCGATATACCCATCGTTAACCCAGAAGTATGAACTTGCGCCTTGCGATGTAGTGGGGTTGTATAAGATGAAGTTGGTCGCGCCGTCTGTCCACGAAGGCGCTGCGCTTACCGTGCCGTTGCCGGTCTGTGTGAGAAACTTGTGGGTTGTGGTGGTATTACCCGCTAACCTTGCTGGTGCTGGTGTAGCATTTTCATACATTATATCACCAAGCGTAGTCATTGGATTAGCCAATGCGTCTGTTATGCCATATCCCCCAATAGTGGTTGGTGTACCGGATATTTTAGACCACGCCAAACCAGTTATCCAGGAAGGATTACTATAGGTGCCTGTGGTATATACGCCATTTGTAACGGTTCCTGCATTACCACCTATATTAAAAGAGGCAGCCGTTCCTGTGATATTCGTACCGACTAACGCTGATGGCGTTCCAAGGTTAGGAGTAACTAATACCGGGCTTGTGCTCATAACCACATTGCCGGTTCCTGTTATTGTATTACTAATTAAATTTTTAGATGCATCTGTAAAAATGGCTTGTGAGGCAGTTAGGTTTGGAGTATTAATATTACCATTATTGCTTAGTGTTAAAGATGTTGAAGTTCCTGGTTGGAAAGTAATAGACGTCCACTGGCTTGTAGTTCCTATTATAATATTTTTTGAAGTATCAGAAAATAATGCGTTCATAGGCCCAAGACCATTTACGCTTAATTGCAACCCTTTACCGGTATTCTGATATACAATATTAGAAAGAACCTGTACATCACCGGCAAAAAAAGATGTTCCACTTGATACATATACCGAGTATGAGTTTGTAATGGTAACATTGGTTCCGGCTGTTGGTGACCCTGCGATATATAGTGTTGACGCTTTTGCGTAAGTAACGCTCGTGTTTAATGCCGCTAAGGTCGGGACAGCTATTGAGTTAAAAACCGTGTTGGTAGACACGGTTGAAGATGCTGCCGAGCTATTATCAGTATACGTCGCCCCATTGATCTGAAGATCAACGCCGCTAATACCCCAGGCAGCCATTGTTTGATTGCCGGAAAATATCAAGGCGTTATTGATCGTAGTATTTCCAGTCAGTGTACCGCCTGTAAGAGGCAGGTATGCCGATAACGCAGATGAATTTGCCTTGCCGTTCAATTGGGTTTGGATGCTGCTTGTTGCGTCGTAATAAGATTTTGTAATACCATTAATTGTATTGATCGTTGGGTTAGGATATGTGCCGGTCAGATCGCCACCCGCAGCCGCGTTAATCGCAGCATACCGGGCATCTGTATAGCTAAGATTAAGGCTAAACGCCGTGCCTGTTAGGCTAATACCGGTTCCATTGGTATAGGTTCCGATACCGGCATTTTCGGTGAACGTGATGGCCGTAGTACCTACTGTAACTGTCGAGTTTGTGTTTACCCACTGCTGGCCCTTATTGGTTCCGCCCTCTATGATAATCGCAAGTTTGATAATTTGGGTGCCGGTAGCCGCATCGGCTGATCGCGTCCAGGCACCGGCAGCAGTTATCCATATTCCGTTTTGTGTTGGGTCGGTTTGACCATGCAGAAAGACACGGGACGATGATGTTACCACGCCGTTTATAGTCTGTTCGCCGGACAGGGTAATATTGGCAATCGCGTCCGTGTCAACCCCGACCCAAATAACGCCGATGATGATATTATCTACGTAGTTTTTATTCACGAGCGAGTTAGCATTAACTGGCGCAGTTGGTTGTTGAATATCGCCGGTTAGTGTGCCGCCTGCAAGCAATAAGTAGTTGCTGAATTTTGAAGTAAGCGCTGCGTTATCCGTAGGAACGCCTATGATCGCGGCAAAGCTCAAATCCTCCCAGGTCGTGTTATAGTCGGTCGCGTCGATCTTTTTTAGCACCTGGCCTGCTGAGCCGCCAGCCGGGACACCCTCGCCAACTAATGATGCGATAAAGTCTGCCTCGGTTCCTGTATTGCCCAGGTCAAGCCATTCCTGGTAAGCTGATTCGCCGTCAGCGCCGTCAGCTCCTGCCGGGCCGGTAGGGCCATCGATACCCTGGATGCCCTGATCACCCTGCGGGCCAGTGGGGCCAGTCGCGCCGGGAGCGCCGTTAATACCCTGCGGGCCTGCCGGGCCAGTGTCGCCCTTTATCCCCTGAGCGCCGGGGTCACCCGGAATACCCTGCGGGCCTGCCGGGCCCTGCAAGCCGGTAGCGCCTGGTAGTCCGCGCGGGCCGGGATCGCCCTTGGTTATAGCGCCGATGGCGGTTTGCGCCGCCGAAACACAAAGGGCCTTCAGTAAACCAAAAGTCACCTTTTTAACCTGGCCCGTCCCTGATCCCTGCGATATCGGCATTTCGTCACTATCGGCAACGGTACTGGTAGACGTAAGGCTGAATATGGAGCGTAATGACAGCATTATAAAGTGATCCCTTCGTTATCGTTAGTTGTTATAGCCTCGTCGTCGTTTGTCGCCAGTATCTCAGTGACGGCCACAGAGGCGCCGCTATTGACAACTATTCCTTTTCTGTTAAAGAAATCCATCATATCCTGGTCGGCCGTGTCCGGTGGCGTATCTCTTATTTGCAATACCTGGCCCGGCTGCAAATCATCGTCGACCTCCATTCCGTTATCTTTAGCCAGGTCGAACAACGTCTCGATACTGCCGTATTCCTGAATAGCGATGTCTATCAGGCATTGTCCTTTATTTGCTATTACTGTTCCCATTTAGAATATGCGCATTATATTCTGTTAGTTATTTAACAAAAGCTGCCTTGCTTTTTGCTGAGGCGTTAACACCCGCGAGTTCACCGCGTCCTGGATCACCAGCTCGTACGGCGAATCGCTTACCGCTTCTATGATGAACGGCTGAACCATTATTGATGCCTCCACTTCAGGAAATCGAAGATTTTCGATCACCAGGTAATGAACATTGATATTGTTCAGGTATTCTGAAGTAACCTTTAAAATCGCATTAATTTCAGCGATACTGTTTAATGTCCGGATATCGTCCAGTGGAACGGCCCTGGCATCGTGGTTGATAAGAAATCCACGAATCGTGATTTCCCGGTCGTCCATCCCAATAAATTCCTTAATTGTGCTATCAGAATCGGTTACCGGCGTTTTAACGATCCTTTTTGACAGCCCGACTTCTAAGAGCGGCCAACCTGGAAAGGAGTATTCGACGTTTGGCTGACCAGGTATCTCCTGGATCAGGGTCACCTGCTCGTAGATGGGTACGCCATATACGCTTTTATTAACCTCTACCGGCAGGGCCAGGGCCGAAGCGCCATTGAACTGCGTATCGGCAGTTTTTCCTTGCGGACTACCGGTGGCTCCTGTGAACGGCTTGGATGACAGCACCTGCCCTTCGATGTTAAAGAACTGTCTAAAAAGCTGCGGGATATTATAGTTATTACCTGCCATTTTATAACATTAGCGTTTCGCCGGGTTTTGCATCGTATCTTCTACTTTCATGATCAAGGGCAAACTGGAGCTCACGCCACCTGTTTGCCCATTGCCACGGTGTTAATTTGTCCGGGTCGATCTTAAAGTGAAACCTCAGCAACGCGTTGATCTTTCTGATTTTGTCGTGGCCGGGCGCTACATTTATCGGCGGGCAGGATGCTAAAGCTTTTCCACGCTGCCGTCTAAAATGTCGACAGTGGTTGCCGCTTGTGTAGCGGCGCTGATCATTACCTTATTAACCGTTGTGCAGCGGGTGTCTCCGCCAAGCCACGCATTGTTTAACAGAAACACCTTTGCCTCAACGATCTTACCGCCTGATTGCATTGACAGCACGCTGCTGATCAGCTCCAGGTCATCGTTGATATCCCGGATGTACCCGTAAGCTATATCGGCCGGTTTATCCTTGTCAGCTTTGCTAACAACCACCTTGATCTTATGGACAATGCCATATTTGGTTTTCCAGCCATCAAGCGTTGTTTGGCTAATTCCGCCGTCGATCATAACGGGCTCTTTTGTTTTGTCGTCCATGTTGGTCTATTTAGTTTTTTATTGTACGTCCCAATCGATCTTTAAAATAAAGAGATCCATTTTCTGTTTAATGGCATCGGCGGCACCATTCTTTGCCGCACGGCCGTTAACCTTGAACCTGCATCCGCGCAGGATATCCTTCACCAGGAAGCCTCCCTCTTCGTAAGTAACAATAACGTCGAACGGGTCCATATCCTGGATGCGAACGCCAGGAGGCGCCGCCCGCTGTATACCCACAACCTCGCCCATGTGCAGGGAGATATCCCCCGAAGCCTCGTAGTTACCAGTGGTGGAATCATACGGCTCATCGCCTTTTCCGTAAACCCCTTTAGCGTCTTTTTTGTCGGTATAGTTGATCTCGTCAAAACCAACGATTGACCGGCTGAATATTACTGTCCTGACGGATGACCAGGAGAATGCCTTACCATTAATTAATGCCATGTTATGCGTTATTAGGGTTGTTAAATCCGATTCTTAATGTGATTGACCTGCCTATTGCCACCGGCACAAATGTCAGCTCATAAAACACATTCGAATTGGTAAGCAGGTTCTGTGTAACGGTGTTGCCGTCCTGATCCTGGTAGGTATCCGGAATCTGCGCGTCCACACCGCCGCTGATATCGCCTGAGTCGATCAGCGGCTGCTGCGAATTCTTCAGGTCGTTTTCCAGCGACGTCTTGATCTCTGTAAGCAGTAATCCCGTGGTCGTGTTTACCAGGAGGCGTGATTTCGTTTTCCGGATAATGGCAGCCTGGGCCAATGTAGTTGCCGCCTCGATCACGCTATTGTTTTCGATATAGGCATAATCGTTACCGGCCAGCACATCGCAGGTATGCGTATCGTTTACATAGAATCCATCAATTGTCGGTGCCGGTGCGCCGAAGATGTAACCCTTCGCATCCAGGGCGATCAGGTCGGTATCCTGGAGATCGGATATCAGCTGGCCGGAGCTTATGCCGATATCGGTAAAGGCGGCATTGGCGGCATTGGTCAGGTTAAATATCTCGATCAGCTCGCCGAAATCCTGGGATATATCCGCATGCGCCTTCAGGCCCAGGATATCGCCGACAGCGGCATATTTTGCCCAGGCCGCATTCGCGCCGGCGACGGCCGGATCTTGAAGGATGGTTACCGATACATTAGTTGAGAGAAGCGACCGCAGGTCAATAGCCCCCGAGATGGTTCCGTTAAACGACCGGCCTTCTATCAGGAAGCCAGCATACCGGAAGTAGGTCGCCTCGTCGTTATACAATTCCTGGGCTTTCGGTACGGCGGTAAGCACATCGCCATCCAGGCCGGTCGTCAATACGGGCGCGTAGCCGGTCGCCGGGTTGCGAAATACGGCGCACCATTTAACTTTGCCCATGCCATCCTTCAGCACTTTTTTGCAGTACGGGTTGGCTTTATCGACCAGGTCGGTCAGGCTTACCGTTTGCGCGGCCAGCATAAAGCGTAACTCGCCGTTTGGCTCCCGCATGAAAAACCGAAAGATATGATGGTAAACCAATACATTATTGGTAGTATCGTAGGCGGCGTTCAGGCCGATCAGGTTGGCGTCGGCTGTTGATTTGAGTGTGTAAACAGTACCCAATACCAGTTTACCGGCAACGGCAACCCCGGTGCCGACAAGGCCCATGATCTTATAATCGCTCGGTGTGCGGCGGTTAAGCGCGCCGTTGTTACGGATAACCGTGAATGAATTGAAACTCAT